TTTTCATTTTTTTGTTTTCCTTTTTTACACTATATCTAACATTAAAGGCCCACATTCGTTTATGTACAATTCCTCTAATGAGCTAAACGGAAAATCTTTCAGTTCGCTTTTCTCAACTTCGTTCTCTGCCGCGACTATTGTTTCGTCAGTTAATTTAAGACATAAATTCTCGTCGTAATACTTCTTATTGAATCCTTCTGATTTTATCTCTAAGAATACGTTAACTTTGCCAATGGCACAGGACAATTTATTTTCGTCAGGACAGGAATCGAAAGCATCTATAAAAATACTTTTCAATTGGTTGATATTAATCTTACTTTTGCAAGACCTGTTGTGCTCCGAAACTTTTCCAGTTAAAAAGTCTATTAATTTATTTGAATAGCTTATTGCGCAGTCTTGCTCCTCCAAAGCTTTGCTTTTTTCCTCTTCTTTTGAAAAAGGAAAAATAAGACTATCAATTAAATCAATTTCGAAATCTTTTAACATTAAAGCTAATACCGATTACACCGAAAATTAAGCTAGATCACCCAGTTTTTTGAGTTCTGCTAATTTAGCCTCTGGCTTATCTAGTCCTCCAATAGTACTATAAACAGTGAGACCCTCTTTATCCCCGCTGTAAATCCCCCTATGGACGACGCTTCCCTTCCTGAGAATCCTAGATAATTGATCATAAGCTTGGTCTAAATTAGACTGTGGAACGTTATCCAAGGCCTCTTTTCCCCCAACTATTACTACTCCAGCATTTCTACCTGTGCTCAGATCTATGCCTCCCGATAAAATATTCCCCTTTAGGTTGTCTCTTACGGCTCTTGATATGCTTATTGGATCACTCCAATCTTTTACGGGAGCAGCTCCGAAAACAATAAATCCAGAATCCAAAACATTCATAAAATCTTTTGGGTCAAAAGCCGAATAAGTGCTGTCTCTAGCCGAAGTCAAATTAAACAAATGAAATAACCCAGCCATACTATTGTTAGCGGTTTGCCAAAAATTGGAAACAACTAATCCCGGATATAGTTTGCTTATTCTTTCGTTGTCTACGATAATCAATGGAGATACTAAACCTTCGTCTACTAATTCAAAAGCTTCGTTTAGTACGTTGTAAGCGTTTTCGCTTACTCTTTTTCCTTCAGAGTTTTTGGGTAAAGCTAAGATAACTCCCACTTTATTGTTTGTCATCTTGACAGTCTCTTGAAGTTCTTTTGCCGTATGGACTAGTGGCACCAAAGTTCCCGCTCCAGTTCCTCCTCCTGCTCCGGCGCAAATAAAAATTCTATCAAACTCTTCCCCGAAAGAATACCTCATAAAATCCAAAACGTCTTCCCTCTTGTCTTCGAAGGAAGCTTTGGCCAGCGAAGGATCTTTTCCCGCGCCTCCGTCCCCAATGCAAAGTTTATTTTCAAGCTTAACGGTATTTAGATCCTGCATTGCGGTATTTACTCCACATACTTTTCTGTAGCCAAGGTTATAAAAAGTTTCCGCAAGTCTGCATCCTCCTTGCCCAGCTCCGACGAAAGCAAATTTAAATGCTACATCTATTTCGTCTTTAACAACCCTTTTGTCCTCTTCTTGGGCGGTCGGCATAGGAATATCCGGCAACGAAATATTGGCGGTCGGGTCATCGTTGTACTCTGTTATGTCTTGTGTTCCTTCGCTCATTTTAAATTTTACTATTAGAAAGTATGCTGGCTAAATAGCTATCTACTTGATGCTCGTAAGCTATCTCGTTAATCTCTTTTACTTTTTCTTTGTTCGTGTCCGCAGGAGCAGAAATATATTTATCTATTTTAGAAACCCAGTTTTGAGAGTCTTCATTAGATATTATAACTTCCGACAACTGAAAAGCTACCTCTTTCTGAGCCTTGCTTAATTTTCTTTTGTTGTGTTTTTTTCTTAACGCAGCCTCAACCTGATCGTTTAATTTTTGGGCAGCCAAAAGATTATCTTTGATCTTCTCTACGCTAAACTTGAGCATAGAACCTCCTATTGGGCCAACTTTATTCGTTTCTTGTGGGGTATTGATTCCCGGAGGTCTCCCATTTTCTTGGGGTATATTTTTGTTACCGTCAGGAGACTGATTTTTTTGATCGTTTTTGCTTTTTAATTTCGCTAAGTCTTTCTGCGTTTGGGGTCCTCCCATAATTGGCTCATAAAACCCTTTCTTCCTTAGATCTAGAAAATCTTGCTGCGCTTCTTTAGATTCTTGGGAAGTGGGAAGCCTGCCGCTATCAATAGCTTGTATCCCTTCTTCAGGGGTAAGGACTCCAAGTTCAATAAGCCTAGTATAAATCCTAGAATAAACGGTTTGATCTTTTAGCTCTATATCTTCAAAATGAGGAGTAGGATAATTTTTGAACCCTAATATTTTGGATATCCTTTTTATTTCTGGGCTTAGGAAGTCGTTTAAGAACGCTACTCTTGCCTGCTTCAATCTCTCAACAAATACTTGAATCTTAATTTGTGCATTGGCGAATTTCTCGTCGCCGCTTAGTAAAATATTATTTAACCCCAGTTGGATGTCTCTATTTACTACTTCGTATTTCTTGGGGTCGAGAATACTTCCTATTTGAGGTATAACGAATTCAGCTTTAGTTGTGTAGTCAGCTATTAGGACTCTTCCTACTGATTCGTTCTCAAAGAGTTTTTGCATTGCTTCTAGATTCCTTTGGTTTACTCCTCCTTTATCCGGGTCTGTCCCCATAGTAACGACTAGAACTGCCTGTTGGATTGTCCGACTTACGGCCATATCCATTTTCTTCATTTCGGCCTTCCAGTTAATATCTTCTAAAACTGGGTAGCCCATAGGAACAGCAAAAGGCTCATAATCTTGTTTCTTGTAGAAAATAGCCTCGACTTTATTAGTGTCTAAAGGTATGTTTACTACGGTCGCTTTCGGGTCTTTTAGTTGCTTCTTGATCTCTGGATCCAACGCGTCGACCACTTCTTTATCCTCTTCCGTTCTTGGGTTTTTAAGTCTGTCCAATTCGTAGTCGGAGCAAGTTTTATAATATTTACCCGCCACAAAAGATATATTGCCGCCCATTCTTATATCGGCTGGATTCAAGATGATGTATTTAGATGGGATAGAGACATCAAAAGATTTGTCCAAAGCACTATATGTTTGATTAATCTTCATGACGTCCCCTTTCTTTAATTTGGAAGAGAATTTGTAAATAAAGACATTTCCAGAGCGATAATACTCCCTGAAAAATTTATCCTGAAGATCGTAGATATTTAATTTATTAAAAAATGCTTTAAAGAAGTCTCTGGACTTTTTGTTTCCTCCAGTATAATAAACATTATTAGTGGAGAACTCCGTCATTAAATCTATCGTGTTTCTGAATATGGCGAAATTATAATAGGCTTTTTGGCATAATACTATTGCGTCCTTTATGTTTAGTGATGCTGAATTCTTGTTTCCATAAGTCGAGCTATCGTATTTGAACGGAATAAGACCATCGTCGATATTAGTAAACCTATTCGTCCTTTCTATCGATCCAGACTTGTTGTGTCTGGTTCTTGTGGACTGAACCGCAAGCGATTCGTCCATCGTAGAAGCCATCAAAGGCGTGATTTGTTCTATTTTTTTCTTTTGAGCTGCCATATTCGTGATATTTTACACTATATTATAACCATATAGACGGAATACTGGCCAATAATATTTATATTAACTATTTTTTAAAATACTGAACCCCTTAGCAGTCCGTAGCTTCGCTAAACTCTGGCAAAGTTTTTAAATGATCGTACGCTTTAATGATCAAGTTTTGGACAGGTTCAAGATCTGGTATCGTCAAAGTGTAAACCCCAATTCCTTCGGGCTTCCAAGGCGGTTTTTCAGGTATATGACTATAGGTTACGCGCTCTCCTGTGTCGTAGTAATACACTTCCACATCAAAGGTTGCCGCCAAGTCCATAGGGTAGCCTTTCTCTTTTTCGTATTGGGTATGAACTTCACGCACACGATAATAACCGCTTGACGTGCTGCCATCTTGATTTTCAAATGTTTTTTTCAGAGCCATAAATTTTAATCCTCTTCATCCCACCGAAGGAAAATACAATCAGACGGCTGCAAACCCTTTGCTGCATCTATTCCGTTTGACCCCCCATAGTAAGCGATTCTTATTCTATCTCCATTGTGTACAGTCAGTATAGCGGATCCATCTGTTGCCTCTGGCGCATTCAACCAAACAAGGTTTCCTGTAGAGGTACTGCTGGCTTCCATATAAAGGTATCCGCCATCATCTGAGGCCGAATCCTGCGTTATGTTCT